CCAATCTGCTGGCGCAGGCGATCCGCCGCCATCCGCTCTACGACTACCAGGTCGTGGAGAACTCCGACACCGTGTGCCGGATCCAGTTCACCGCCAACGGCAAGCCGCTCGGCGTGAGCACCTGGACGATCGAGATGGCGGAGCGTGCGGGCCTTGCGTCTAAGCCCAACTGGAAGCGCTACCCCGAAGCTCAGCTGTTCGCCCGTGCCATGAGCGCCGGCATGCGCACGCACTGCCCGGATGCGCTGAATGGCTCGCCTGCTTACGTGCCCGAGGAGCTCGGCGCTGCCGAACCGGTGCAAGCCGTACAGGCCGTACAGGTCGCCGAAGTGCCAGCACCGCAGCCAGACATCGCCGCTTTGGTGGCCGCGGCCTACAACGCTTGCGCTGATTCCGGCTTGTCCGACGATGGATTGCTGGCCCTGGTGCAGGAGTTGAGCGGCGGCGACGCGCTGACGCTGGATCAACTGCCGGCCGACATCCTGCGCCGGCTGGGATCCGCTGGCGTCAGCCCTGAGACCGTTGCCCGCTGCAATGCCGCAGCACCGGTTGACGAACCGCTTGACGACCCCGACGACCTGCCCGCCACCTGGGCTGCTTCCGCTTAGCCCAGACTGCTGCAAATCTGCAATTTCACAACATGAACGATCTGCTCGCCCAACTGCTCCGCGCCCAGACATACCGCTTCGTTGGTCGCTGTGGCGCCACACCTGAGCTCAAGTTCTTCCAATCCGGCGCTGCCGTGGCGAACGTCAACATCGCGATCAACCAGCCCGACGCGAAAAAGGACGACGGCAAACCCGCCGACTGGATCCGTTTGGAGGTGTGGGGCGCCGAGCAAGCCCAGGCCTTCTCTGATGCCTGCGGCAAGGGCACACTCGTCGACGTCTCCGGCCGGGTCCGCTCCAACACCTACACCGACCGCAACGGCGAGACGAAGCATCAGTGGGTGATGAAGGTTGAGCAATGGTCGCCCGCTGGCACTGGTCAGCAGCAGACCCAGCCCGCTGCCACCGCTCGCCCTGCTACTGCGGCCGCTGCCCCGGCGCAGCCCACGGCATGGGCCACCGGCAATGACGACGATGCGCTGCCCTTCTGATGGAAGACCTAAACACCATCCGCCGCAGCCTGGAGCAGCTGCTGACGGTCACAGCCGAACGTCACCACCAGATCGACGCCCGCGAACGCCAACTGGCCGAGCGTGGCCACCAGCTGGACCAGCGCCAGCAGGAACTTGCCGCCGCCATCGAGCTCACCCGTGACTCCGCCGTCTGGCGCCAGTGCGTCGCCGAGCAGCGCCAGTGGTTCCGCCAGCTGATCACCACCCAGCTGGCCTACCTGCGCCCCTGCTCCAGCACCGCCATGGTGCTGCGCCAGTTGTTGCAGCTGGTGGAGGGGAAGCCGTGACCAGCACCTGGTACCCACCCACCACCTACGAGCCAGCTGCCGGCACGGGTCAGCTGCTGTGCAATCCGCCGTTTGCTGCCATGCCTCACCCCGACCTGATCGAGACCGCCTGCCACAACGCATGCCAGGCCATGCACCACGAAAGCCGTCGTGCCATTGCTGCGCAGCGCACACCGGAGACCTGCCTAATCCTGGCGGCGGCGCTGGAGACCATGCACCAGGAAGGTGTCACCGGCGACGACCTGCCGGCCTGCATCGACCGGCTCAAGCGATCGGCGGCGCCGGGGAGGGTAGTGACGTGACTGCATCCACTCTGCAGCGCTACCGGGAGTTCATCGCATCCAAGGGCACCGCGGCCGGCTCGCATGGATTTACCCCGCGCCATCGATGGGAGCTGTTCCGGCACCAGCGGCGCACGTTGGAGTTCGCCTGCGAGAAGGGTCGATCCGCCGCCTTCCTGGACACTGGCCTAGGCAAGTCCCGCGTTGAGGCCGCAGCCGCTGCTGAGTTCATGGACGCCAGCGGCAAGCCGTCGCTGATCCTGACGCCGCTGGCGGTCGCCAGCCAGATGCAGCGCGAGTGCGCCGCGATCGGCATTGAAGCCCGCATCATCCGCGAGCAGTCCGATGTGTGGAGCGGCGTCAACATCGCCAACTACGAACGGCTCCCGAAGTTGGATCCTGCTGCCTTCGGTGGCGTCGTGCTGGACGAGTCCAGCATCCTCAAGGCCTTCACCGGCCCGACGAAGCGGATGCTGTGCGAGGCGTTCAGTGCCACGCCGTACCGGCTGGCGGCCACGGCCACACCCGCGCCAAACGATCACATGGAGCTGGGGCAGCACAGCGAGTTCCTAGGCGTCATGCCGGGGCCGGAGATGCTGTCCCGTTGGTTCATCAGCGATCAGACCACCATGGGCGGATACCGGCTGAAAGGCCACGCACAGGAGGACTTCTGGCGCTGGGTCGCCAGCTGGGCCAGGGCTGCCACGCTGCCGTCCGACCTGGGCGGCGACGATGACGGCTTCGTGCTGCCGCCGTTGCGGTACGAGCTGCACACCATCACGGCCGACATCACCCAGGACGTGCCGGACGGGATGCTATTCAGGATCCCCGATGGCAGCGCCACCACCATCCACCGTGAGAAGCGCCTCACGATGGAGGATCGCGTCGCCCGCGCTGCCGAGCTGGCAAACACTGCCACCGGCGCCGTCATCGTCTGGTGTGAGACGAACGCCGAGTCATCCGCGCTGGCTGCCTCCATTCCTGACGCGGTGGAGGTTCATGGTTCCATGTTGTTGGATGAGAAGGTCGCAGCGCTCGACAGCTTCACCTTCGGCCAGCGCCGGGTGATCGTCTCCAAGCCGAAACTTGCGGGCCTGGGACTGAACTGGCAGCACGCCAACACGGTGATCTTCGCCAGTGTCAGCCACAGCTATGAGCAGCACTACCAGGCCGTGCGCCGTGCGTGGCGGTTTGGGCAGACCCAGCCGGTGACATGTCATGTCGTCATCAGCGACACCGAAACCGCGACCTGGAACAACGTCCAGCGCAAGGCTGCGGATCACCTGCGCATGAAACGAGCCATGGCGCAGTCAATGGTCCAGATGCAATCAGACGCCGTACTGCGCCGCGCTTATGAGCGGACGCCTGAGATCACTCTTCCTGCATTTTTCAACCGATGAAACCTGACTACGAGGGCAACCGTTGGGCCATCTACAACGCCGACTGCGTTGAGCTGCTGATGGGCTTACCTGATGACAGCATCGACTGCTCGGTGTTCAGTTCGCCGTTCTCATCGCTCTATATCTACAGCGATTCCGAACGCGACATGGGCAATAGTGCATCGCACGATGAGTTCCTGCAGCATCACGCCTACATGGCACGCGAGCTGTTTCGCGTGATGAAGCCTGGCACCGTGATCTGTGACCACGTCAAGGACACGGTTTTTTACCAGAACAGCAGCGAGACGGGCGAAGGCGGACTGTTCCCGTTCAGCGATGCTGCCAGCGCGAACTACAGAGAGGCGGGATTCTGCCTGCGGGCCAGGGTGACAATCTGGCGCGATCCTGTCCGCGAAATGCAGAAAACGAAGCATGAGCGGCTTCTTTACAAAAACATCAGGGAGAACAGCCGCGTCTCCGCGATGGGCATGCCGGAATATATCCTGGTGATGCGCAAGGAGAGCAAAGGCAAGAACGTGGGTGAGCCCGTCACACACACTCGCGACGAGTTCAGCCTGGATCAATGGCAGCAGTGGGCGTCGCCGGTTTGGATGGACACCATGCAGACGAAGGTACTCAACAGCAGGTTTAAGGCCGACAAGGACGAAAAGCACATCTGCCCGATGCCGCTTGATCTGATCGAAAGGTGCCTGACGCTCTACAGCAACCCTGGCGATCTGGTGCTGGATCCGTTCAACGGCATCGGCTCTACCGGCTATCAGGCCGTCAAGATGGGCCGCCGCTACATCGGCGTGGAGCTGAAGCCGGAGTACGCCCGGCAGGCTGCGCGGTTCCTGGAGCAAGCAGAGGGCCAAAGCGCGACCCTGTTTGATCTCGCGGAGGCCGTGGCATGACCACACTCCCTACCCGCTGCAGCACGCACTACCTGACCACCGCCCGCGATGGCCAGGGGCATGACGAGTGCATCCGCGACCTGCTGCGCTACCTGGCTGCGGAGCTGAACCATGCCGGCCACCGCGACGCCGCCGGCTGGCTGCTGTCCCAGCTGCGGGCCGAGGTGATCCCGCTGCGGCCCACCACGACGGAGCCGGCATGACACCAACCACCCCCGACTGCTGCGACGTGTGGCCGCTGCTGCGGCCTGGCTTGGCGTGGCTTCAGTTCGCCGACGAGCTCGGCTGCTACGCGATGCCCAGCATCCACTCCGGTGGCACCGCCTGGCGCGTCAACCGCTGCCCGAGTTGCGGGGCGGAGCGGCGTGCTGCGGTGTGGAACAAGAACACTGACCCAGAGGCAGCATGAGCGACCCCGTCAACAGCCCGCCGCACTACACCGCCGGCCCGGTGGAGGTGATCGAGATCCTGGAGCAGGCTGCTGCCAGTGCACCTGATCCGGTACTCGCCGGCCTGCAGTGGCAGGTGCTCAAGTACCTGCTGCGGATGTGGCTCAAGGACAGCCCTGCGCAGGACGCGCGCAAGGCCCGCTGGTATCTCAACCGGCTGATCGACACGCTGCCGCCGCTGGAGGACCAGCCATGATCCACACCGAGCATCCCACCCTCGCCCAGATCTGGTCCGCCGCCCACGTCTGCGACCCATGCGGCACCGCCTGGGGCCGGCCGCTG